ACACCGTTAGCGTGGATAAGTTCAGTCTGTCCCCAAATCTTTCCTGCTTTCATTTTGTTCTCCTTATAATTTAAATGCTATTACTAACAAAATTGCTACCAATAATATGTTAGTAAACATAATTTCAATGGCAAGTATTGTATGATACCATATCCATCTAGTTTTATATGCATTCTCGATTGTTACCTCTGCAGGGTCAACATCATCTTTCATTACATCTACAACTTTTGGTTTTTCATCTACTGGCGGTAAATCAGCATCTAATCCTAAGTCTTTGTCTTTGACATTTAAAAGTTTGTTAAGCCATTCCATACATTAGTCTCTTTTTGTTTACATTAGCAAAGAATATTCAATTACTTCACATTGGCGACTTATATCTTTTACAAAAAATGCACACATAGGATCCTTTTTATCGGTAACAGGTACACTAAGCAATTGTCCGTTTTTCATTTTTGGAAAGTACCATTTCACATCAGTGTAAAAATTTTCTATAGTAATCAGTTGAAAATCTGTTTTAAAACTTGTTAGAGGATTAAACAAAAATGCTTCAAAGCCTCTATCGTTAATACTCGTTAAAGGTAATATTTCTATGTCGTTACCACTTTCGGAACAGCCAACAGCTATTGACCAGTCAACAGGCATAGTAATTTCATTATCGCCTATCTTCAACACCATTGCAGGTGCACTAAATGATTCAAGAAAGATTAAAGGAACAAAAAAGAAATCTGGATTTTTTGGATCCGAATTATCAAGTACACTAAAGCGCACATCGTCTTCTATTTGTTCAGGTAAATCATCTAAGTTGAAACACTCATTGTCTAAAGTTAATATTCTCATTTAATTCCAATCCACTTTTTCTATTGTGAATGGGTACTGCGCCTCCTTATAAAATTTCTTTCTTTGGGTAAGGTGCCGCTTCGCAAACTTACAAGTGCTTGTAAGATCCCATATTTGCACGAAGTCTTTGTCCTTTGCCTTTCTAACGCCTCTACCTATTGATTGGATTACTCTTACAAATGACTTGCCTGGTTCTATAAGAACAAGATTAAAAATACGAGGGATATTAATGCCGACGGCAGCAACGCCATACGTAGCAATGACCACGTGATTTGTTCCTTCGTTAATTTCGTCATATGCTTCCTTTCTGTCCTTTAATTTTACATCGCCTTTTACAAATACACTTCCTGGTATAAGTTCTTGTAGTGCTTCTCCTGCTGAAATACGATCTACAAGTATTAGAGTGTTGCCTGATTCTTTTACTGTATTAAGTAGTTTGCCTATATATTCTATTCTATCTTTATTTGTAACTAGATATTTTAATTCTTCTTGATAATTGCTGTGTGCTACAGTGTCCATTAGTTGTACAATGTTTACGTGACACTGCGATAGCACACCTTTGTCTTGTAATTCTTTAGCACTGATTTGTCCAATAACCGGACCAAGACTTGCGTGTATGCTTTCAAACTCAAAACGTTCTTTAGGTACTGTACCAGTTAGTCCCCAACGTATTGGTGCATTGCGTAGGTTACGTGTAAGCAAGTTTTTAAGAACTTCTGCTTTCGCTTGGTGTACTTCGTCAACAATAATAGTGCTTACACCTTCTAAGAACTCTGCAAGGCTTAGTACTGCACTGCCGTCTTTGAACTTCTTATCCAGAATATTCAAGCTCTGCCAAGTGCATATAGTGTGAGTCTTACCTAACTCTTTTCTGTCTCCGAAGTACACCCCTACGTCTAACCCACAATTAATGTAGTCTTCTTCTGTTTGTGTAACAAGTGATTTGTTAGGCACAATTACAAGACTACGTCCGTACGGCTCACTTATATGTGACAGTGTTGCAGTTGTAATAGTTTTACCTGCACCTGTTGCAATCTCTTGCAAGCTCTGTGGGTTTTTTAGAAAGTTGTTGATTGCTTCGACTTGGTAGTCACGCAGAATAATTTCTTCACCTTCTGCCGGATGACCTTTGGGCCAATGAACACCTTGGTCTGCCCAATAGCGTTCCGTAATTGGTTGCAAGTCTAGTTGTATAGGATGACGTCTATCTTCGATGTCAACTATTTGGACGTTGTTTTTAGCAAGTACTTGTGTAATAGTATCAAGATGATTAACGTAGCCAGTACCGCCAATACCAAAGAAAGCAACCTTGCCGTCCCAACGTCCTAGTTTATACTGTGGCATATAACGTGCGTAAGGCACTTCAAACTTGAGGGCATTAGAAAGCTTTCGACGGACGTCAACTTCTAATCCTTCTAGCTTGATGTTTACTTCGTCTTCAATTATTAATTTGCAACTAGCCATAGTATCTTGAATACTTTCTTATTGGACTTATATCCTCTTCTCTATATACAACTAAGTCACAGTTATGTGTAACATAACTGTCAACAAAACGATCTATTCTACTATTATAGCAGAATGCAGTTGTAGGTATCCATTCGTTGTTGACTAACAACTTCGGAAGTTTATTAGTACTAATATACACTATTTTTGTTGTCTTGTCAACCCAATTGTTCAACTTTCTATCGTGTATTAATTGATTAAAACTTGAGTCTTGGCCTTCTTGTCTAAACAGTACACTTTGTTGTTCAGGCTCTAAAATATCTCTAAAGTAGCTAATACACTCATAAAGCTGTACTTCTGCAGATTTTTCTTCAAGTAATACAATTATAGGAAATCTATCTAAATTCCACAAAGCTTGAAAAATTTGACTATTAGTTTCAACAGAAGGCTTACTTACATACGTAGGCCTTGCTCTAGTAGCAATTTTTTCTTCTAGTGTGGTGGGTTGTATTTCTCCTACAAAAGAAAATCCGTATTTGAATTTTTTATCTATCAAATTTATTTTGTTTTTGTTTGTAATATAAGGTTCTAGGTTTTTGTGTACATTCAATAGCTTGCCGTCAAAAAGTCCACTTAAATGATTTTCTGGGTGTTCCCTAATAGCACATAATTCATCATACAAATTTAAAAGTTCTTTATCAACTTCAAAACTTTTATTAGAAAAGCTGTCTAATATAGCAAGCACGTTTCTTTCTGTATATCCGAACCAATGCTCGTGCGTACCTTTGCTGTGCCTATAATCATCACACTGATAGCTGATACTATTAATCTCCATTATTTCTGATTTTCTAAATGGAAATCTAATTTTTATTTCGTCACCGACTATCTTTATGTATTTGCTTCGATCTATTTCTCTTAAAGGTTGTCTAAGCTCTTTTACAGCATAATCAAAGTCGCAATCTAAATTTACAAATTGTGTTTTGTATTTTTCAAGTTTTTCTTGCATTAACATAAACTGTCTATCTGTTAATGCTGTACCTTTGAATACCTGCCTAGCAATACTGTGCATTATTGTTATATCAGAGTTATCAAGAGAAATTTCTGGTCCTTGTATAAGTCCTGCTGATAGTTCTAGTAAATCTTCTATTGTAGCTATATTATTCATATATTAAGTATAGCTTAAAATATCCTAGATGTCAATCTATTAAGTGGTAAACCGTGTTTAATTTCTTCTATTGTAAATTCAGTCCAGGCATAATCGTTACGCCATTGTATCCTATCTGGCATTACAGGATTTTCTATATCGTGTATGAATTCTATGTTATTGCCTACATCATAGGCAAGAGAAGAAGGACTTACAAATGCAGGAACACCAGCAAGAATAGACTGGCATCCTGGATTACTACTATGACTTATAGTAGCCCAAACGTTATCAAATTCCATATCAAAGTTATCGTATGTACCTGTAATGTGCTTTGGCTCTTGCCTTATCACATTTCGTAATCCACGTTCTATGTGTTCTAGTCTACATCTAGGATGCGGACGGAATATTATAGGCCTATCAGTATATTTACGTATTTGGTCATATGTATCCAAGAACCAATTACTCATACTAGGCATATTTTGCCATTGTAAACTCTTGTTATGTTGTCCGCAAATAAGTATGTATTCTCCATCTTTGCGCCAAGGTTTCAAACTCATTCCAAACGCACTGGCACGATGGTTAGTATTGTTCAATTCGCCAAAGTATGCATCTTTGTTTATACCATTAAGTCCTACTTTCCAAGTAGTGCCTCGTTGTATGCCGCCTACTTCAAGTACGATTACTGGTTTATTTTTTTCAATACTCTCATCCCAGATTGACTTGTTCTTAGACATTCTCCCATTCCAAAGAACACTCCAGATAACATTAATATCACAATCCCGAGTGTTATAAGAAACACTATGGCCAGCACCCATAATACTATAAGCAAATGCATCAAAAACTGGTCTACTATTAAGCGCACCATAATCAGTCCATAAACTAAATTTCATTCCAATAAGCTTCTGTTCTTTCTGCCATTAGGTCTTTCTTTTTGCTATGCCCTTCGAACTTTCGATCACCTTTCATATGATCCATCCATTTACCTAGTGCGCTATTAATTAATGGATGTCCTCCGCCGCCGGTCTTGGCAGTTTTATTGTATATGTTAGCACTGTAATCTAATGCAGTATCCTTGAAGTCTGCAAAATCATTGTTCAATAATTCTCCAAACACATAGCTGTCGTGCCATTCTTCTAGGGTAAAGATACCATTGTCTGCATCTTCATACATACGTTCAAATTCTTCTACAAAACTGCAACCAACAGGATGATTCATATTAATACCGTAGAATCCACACTCAGGCCAAGTTTGTGATCCTTTACCTCTGCCAACATATGTTAACCAATTGTTATACGGTAGTAGTTCTTCAAACTGTTTAAAGCTCCAAGGACTATGTATATATGTGTCTGCATCCATCCAAACAATCCATCTACCTGTTCCGTAGTTTTTTGCACAAGCATCAAATACAGCATATGTTTTATTTGCAAAACGTATAGCGTGCCATTTAAAATCTTTATGCCAGTCTCGCGGACGTTTTGCTTTTATATGATCGGGCGGAATACCATTTGCTTTAGGATCATCTTTCCAACGCTCTTTAAAAGCATTTAGTTTTGGTAATTCTTGTTTTGCATCGAGTATAGTAATTTGATTTGGATCAGGATTTACTGGAATACAATCCTCTGCATAAACTACTAATTTGATACCTTTTGCAACATTTTGAGCAAAACTATCTATAAAACGTTGTCCGTATACTTTCATTCCTTCTGGATGAAAGGTTGTTATTACTATTATTTCTTGGCCCATTTTCTTAAATGTCTCCACGCTGTTCCGTCCTTTAATTCGTCTAGTGTCCAATGCATTTGTGCCATTTTATGTATCCACGTTTCTCTATCGAATTCTCTTAAATTTTCTATTTCAGCAAGTTTATGATGTGACACTTCTGCTGCCTGACTTCTTGCAGGATCTAATACAATAGTAGGTATTCCTTCTATTGCTGCTGCAACTGCCGGACTGCTATTATAATTTATTACACAGTGCGCATTTGCAAAATCGGATAATATGTTTGCGTGATTACTTATAATAACATTAGGTAATCTATATCTAACCAACATACGTTTATGATTTAGTGCTCCTTTATCACCAGGATGAAATCTTACAACAATTCTTCTATCACTCACTTTTCTTATCTGTGTAATTGTCTTGACTAGCCAAGGCATTAAAGCACTGCCTCTCATACTCCAGCCACCGTCTCTTTGACAGCAAATTACAATGTCGCCGCCGTGGAATTTGTAGGGTTTCATTTTTATACCAAGACGGTCTTTTATAAGTTGCCAGCGTTTAGGATCAGGTTCTTCATTGCAGTATTCACCTGTATCAGGAAAAATGCCATCATAACTATAACGTAAAAATTTATTTGAATTTCCAGGATCAGCATATAAGAATAAATTACTGTCTACAATAATACTACGTTTTCCAAGTTTTTCTTGTCTCTCAAATACATTTTTCCTTAATTGTAAATGTGGACTACGTTTACTGTTTTCGTGAACAAAACCTTGCACTACTGCTACATCGCAATCTACTGGATCGTAGTCACAAACTATTTCACCTTCATCTCCGCACCGCCATACACCTTCTATAAAATTAACAATAATTTTAGGCTTTTCTGGATTTGTATTACCTGGAGGTATACCCATTAAATAAGATGCTACTTTTAAGCTCATTTTATTTCCTTACATTGCATTGATTACTCTCCAAGCAAATCCACTACGCATTTCTCTTTCAGTAAACTGGCAATAACTTAGATGGCACATATATGCCATCATTTCATCTTTATCAGGAACTTTTGGATTCTCTATATTTTCTAATTTTGTTTCGCACACTAATTGTGCCGAATTAGGGCCTAATGTAATTGCTGCTCTTCCCTCCATTAATGCTTCAGTAGCAGCAATACTATTGTATGTTACTAAACAATGTACGTCATCTGCTAAAGCATCTTGTATTGTGTTTGTAGTTACACGTTCTGCTCTAATAGGTTTCATACGTATTTCAATTGGACGATCAGTAAGTTTTTTTATTTCTTTTACAATATTAGTTGTCCATTCTTCTGCTGTGCCTTGCCCAAATAAATTCATAACTTTGTCACTTGGAGGACATATCATTATCTTTCTGCCAGGCATAATAGGTTTATATTCATAATTACATAATTTGATTCTGTCAGCTGGCCTAGGAATAATAGGTCCCATATTTTGAACTGCGTTTTTTGTTATTCTATGCCAAATTTTATGCTTAATATGATTACCAAAATATCCTGTATCTATAGCATAAAATTCTCTACCAGATGCCCAACAGCTTTTTATAGCCTTTTGACTTCCACCACCTAAACCTCTAATTACAAGAGTGTGATCAGTTTCTTCTTCGTTTTCCCAATTTGATTCTAACTTTTCCTCTGGTACTCCTTCTAGAAAAGCTGTTAGGTAAGGATCATAATCCCAACCTTTTTTGAAATAATTATTACCGCCAGTACTGTCTATAGCTGCAACTTTATTACCCATTCATCATATCCGCTAGTTCTTGTTTCCATAGATTGCTAAATTCGCAATTCCTATAGTTTTCGAACCACGGTCCTCCTTCAGTATAATGTATTAATTTTGGCATTTCTACATCGTCATAAACACCAACAAGATAATTCCAAGTGTGATCCAATTCTCCAATTTCTTCATCTTTTAACCAACTAAATCTGTGCAAGTAGGCTCCATTGATTTCTGGATCGTTTACTAGATCCATTGTAAGTTTTGCATTGCTAGGATGCGCACAGTTAAACAACATTACACTTGACCAGTTTTTACGTGGGTAGATAGTTTGTTTTTGTCCATCCATCTTTGTGCCTTCTTTAGGTGTGTAATCGTGCTGTACACACATTACTGCATACTTGTCGTCTGCTTGATCAAACAGTTCTTTTATATCTGTAGTTAAGATCATATCGCAGTCCATAAACAATGCCCAACCTTTAAAGTTAGTTAGTTCAGGAATAAGAAAACGTGTGAATGTAAATTCTGTACTAGCAAGTTTATCCAGACTGCGTGTATACCATCCTGCATCTCTTAGTTCTTGCTGTTTTAATGGACGCACATCTGCATCCGGTTGCTTGTTTAGAATACTATGCTTACAAACTTGATACGCTATATCTTCTCTTGTGTCATATCCTACAAATACTTTCATTAATCACGCCTTTCTATATCTTCTTCTATACACTCGTCACCCCATTGCACTTCGAGTACGTGTGCATTTGTGTCTCCAGGATTTGATGCTTTATGCCAAACTTCTTTTCCAATTGTGTACGTCATTGTACTTGGTTTCAGATGCAAACTATCTTGTAACCCGTTATATTCTGTATCCATTTTGACAACACCTTCTAGTATTTTCCATTCTTCTAAACGCTTGAAATGTTTTTGGTCACTAAGTCCTTTACCAGGATAAATTACAAGTTCTTTTACTTTATAACCTTTTTCAGGTTTATAATCGAGTACACGCCAGTATCCCCAATCACGTTCAGTCTTTTGTGTTTTCCATTCGTCTAGTATCCAGCTGCTTGAGTTTGCTTTGTTTTCACCGCCTACACCGAAAACAAATTCAACATCTGTATATTTCATCTCCGGTATGTTAATTCTAGTTCTATCTCCCCCGTTTGCAAATATTACTTTTGTTTGGCTGCCTTTAGTAGACAATACTCTAAAGATTGCGTTATTTGCTGTATCATCTTCGTCATTAAATCCTATAACTTCATCTACACATTTTATTTCTCTTATAATAGCGCAACGTTCTTCAAACGGCATAAATGGTCTTCCTTTTTTCCTTGTTAACCAAGCATCGCTATTAACTCCGACTACTAAATGATCACCTAATTCTCGTGCTGCTTTGAAATAATCAATATGACCCGAGTGTAGAGGATCGAATCCTCCAGTAACTAAAACAACTTTCATACTGGTATTTATATGCGTATATTACTGCTAAATAAATTTATGAGTTATATATTACCTACCCAGCAGATAGTTTTTATTCATATACCTAAAACCGCAGGCGCAAGTGTAATAAACAGTTTTGCAGGTGAAAAAGTATTAATTCCGAACAGTAGAACAAAAAATCAAAATTATCATAGTACTCTTCAAGATGCATTAAACTTCAAAGATGTTGATCATTATTTTAAGTTTACTGTTGTAAGAAATCCTTGGCATAGAATAGTAAGTTGGTATACATTTAGGCGGAGAATTTTAGAGCTTAGTTTGAAAAGGTTTGCAAAAAATGTTCCTGTCAAAAAAGTTGTAAATGATCAAAAAATTATTGCAGACGAATACAGTTCAATGCAAAACTTCCATAAATGGCTTCCTGATTACATAGAAAAACCTTGGGACTTTACTTGGTTTTCGTTAAAGGATAATCAAATAGACTGGATAGACAATATTGACAGTGTTGATAAAATATTTAGATTTGAAACACTAGGAAGAGATTTTACTAACCATTTTAATCTTACGTTGCCTAAGAAAAATGTATCCACACACAAAAGCTTTGATTGGCGTAGTCTATATAATACAGATACTATAAAACTTGTAGAGAAAGTTTACGAAAAAGATATTGATGTATTCAAGTATACATTTAAATAGGCTTATAAACTCTTTCTTCTTCAAAAGTTGTAAACAATTTATAGCCTAATGAGTGCATAAAGTTTTCTAAGTCTTCTAAGGTATAATTAAATCTAGTTGCACACTTATCAAAAAATTCTAAAACAACAATAGGTTTGCATTTTTTTATTGTATTAACTGCACCTTTTAGTGCAAAATATTCATAACCTTCTATATCTAAATGTATTAGATTACATTCTTCTAGGCCTAAATCATCTATGAGCATAGTTGGTATTTTGCCAATGCCGCGCACATAGTTTTTTCCTCTATTGCCTTCTTTAATATGTAAGTCAACTAGTCCTCTTTTGTCTCCGATACAAGCTTGATACTTGAATACATTTTGTGTATCTGCATTTTGTGTCAAACAATAAAAATTAAGAGGTTCTGGCTCAAATGTGTATACCCATTTAAAGTGTTTTGCATATTCTTTTACATAATATCCTGCATTGCCGCCTGCCTGTACAATAACGTTTTTTTGATCTACCAATGCACAAATTTTTTGCGGTAAGTCGGCGTGTGTCAACATATAATTCCAACACTTTGTATCAGTCTTTGGCCATATGTAGTCTTGTCTATTTTCTAACAAGTTTCGCATCATCTATTGTTCCTTCTAGTCCTTGTGTCAAACTATGTGTTTTTATATTGTCGCCTATACTATAAAAAGGGTGCAATCTTGCTAGACTTGGTACTGTAGTATTTGTGTTTAACACCCAATCACCTATTTGTTGGTCAGCTGTTACGTGCCCGTGTTGTCTAATATGTTTTATAAGTTTATGGGCACCTTCTGGTTTTAAGATGTAAGCATATGCTCCTTTGAAGTAATTTCCTGTACCAATCTTATAGGGATTTTTTGGACTTTGGTTTACATATTTTTCTATCTGTAGTTCTGTATCTTTTTCTTCGTCAAGTAGTTGATTGTATTTTTTGCTATAAGGATCTAATCTGTCTAATTTTAAAACGTCTTCAAATTGATCGCAAATAGTATTACCGAAAGGACGTAAAATATATCCATCGTGTTCTAGTATACACATAGGTTCACCTTGCTTCAAACATTCTAGCCACAGATAATAGTGACTAAAAAAGCATCCGCGGACACCTAGTTTTCCTTTTTTAAATTTTCTTTTAGGTTGTATGCCAGTTGCATAATAATGCTTTTTCCAATCTTTACCGTTTATTGCTTTAAAATATTTTGGTTTTAGTCCGTGTATTTTTGCTTGTTCAAAACACTCCTGGGCCATTCTACAAGAGTGTTCATTTTCTTCTAATCTAATTATGTATGTTATCATAGATTATCAATTGCTGTTTGTAAACTTACAACTTTTCTTTGAATGTTACCTTTACGAATAGCAAAACTCCTGTGTGTATTATCAAATGTTTTGTAGTTAGATCTTTTTCCAAAAACGTGCATTTCCGGAAGTTGGGCTACATTATAATTATCGTATATATGAGTTCTTACTTGTACATCTGAATCCCACTGTAATTTATTTTTTAGTACCGATAATGCTACTTTGTTAATATCGGCAATAATATCACTCCGTAAAATTAACATTGCCATTCCGCCTTCAGTACCGTCTTTTTTAGTTCGTGTAATATTAATTGCGTGGTTAGTTTTAAACAACTCGTTTATTTTTTCTTGGTTTATTTTTTTAATTGCAATTATGTCTACATCAGAAACTACAACATTTTGTTCTGCTTCTGGAATACTAAACCATCTTGCAAGTGCATAAAAACCTCTTGCATTAGAATTATCTGATTTATAAGTATTTTTTATATCTTCAAAGGTTATATGTGTATTTGTAATAAAATTAATATTATTATTTTGTGGAAGATTTAGTCCTACATAATGCAAAGACAATTCGCATTTAGGATAAAATTTTTTTATAGTATGACTATAAAAATGATAAAATGTATTATAATAGATAGGATCAGTGGCTGTATGAAAAATCAAAGAGTGGCATCCTCCATACCTGCTACTCTTAGTTTTACAACGTTAGTAATTTGCCATTGCTTTTGATCAAGTGCTTTGAGTACACCTAACCATTTGTTACGCATTAGTGCAAATTCGTTAATAATTTTTTCATAGTCAACAACATCTGCTTCGCCGTCAACATATTTTTCAACATCGCGGCTAGACAGAGCTCGTTGATAGTTTTCAAGATACTTTTTAAAATATGAGCTACGCAACCTGCGTAGCTCAATATTCAAATAGTTTAGTATAGCTTCTATTTCTTGTAATTGATTAAAACGATGTTCAACAATACCGGGCATAGCAGCAGCTGATTTTTCTACATTACCAACTAGCTTACATTCTTGACGAGCATCTGTCATCTCTTTTTCAAAATGTAATATTGCATCAGGAATTTTTGAAATATCTCTAGATATCTCTGAGTACCATCCCATTAGTAATCCCAATCCTCGTCATTTTCGTCAGCATCATAATCAATAGATTCAATTTCTAAGTAGTAATAGATAGCTTCGTCTAATACACTATCATTACCAAGGACTTCTTTAAATGATTGATCACTTATTCCATAATCTGCGCATAAGTCGACAAACTTTTCGGCTGCTGCTTCCATATGTTTTTTATCTAGGTATTCTTTAAAGCACATCCAAACTTCAGCTATTTGTTCTTCATTCATTGGCTACAATTTCCTCGTCAAGGTTATCCTGCACTGCTTCTTCGTCAGTGTTGTCGATATTTACCACAGAAGCTTCTTTTTCGAGGTAATCTGACATAACCTTATCGAGTAAATCGCCTTTCCAATTTTTGCGATATTCTAATAGTTCTTCGCCGTCAAGTGTTGTATACTTAAGACGATTGCCTTGTTTTTCAATAACACCTTTTGCTTCAAACAGTTCAAGTAGTCCGCTATAAGGATTCATACCTGTTTCGTATGGAATCTTTACCTGCACACCCTCAAACGGTTTAGCATAACGTGTTTTCATAACTTTACAGCCTGCACGAATACCTCGCACTTCGCTGATCTTGTTGCCATCTTCATCTTCTTTTAGTTTTAGTTTTTTCATTGCTACAACAATTGAAGATGCATAGATAAATCCTTGACCACCTGATATTTTATCATCTGGATCAAACATATCTTGCGATGCATATGTGTGGTTAGTACATACAAGTCCTACATTGTGAGAACCAATCATATTAACTGTATTACGAACAAGTGAAGTTAATGCCTTAGGCTTACGACCCATATCACCTTTCATATCACCCTTGTTAAACTGATCAACATCTGTAGGTGTTAGCAACATACCCAAACTATCAATAACAAACAGTACCTTAGGACGGTCTTCTTCTGGCATTGCCTTATAGTCTGCCATAAACACACTAATAGTTTTAGCAACGTCATCAATCATTGACATATTAAGTTTAAGTAGTTTTTCTTCTGAAGTGTCTACATCAAGTGCGTGTAACCAGCTCTCATCAAGTGCATTCTCTGAGTCAATAAGAACTACAAAGATACCTTGTTCTTGTGCATACTTAACAATATTACCTGCACAAATATAAGATTTGCCTGCGCCACTTTCGCCTGCAAATACTGTTACCTTACCCATAGGAACACCTTTGTTCCAGTCACCTGAAATAAGATAATTGAGTGCATAGTTACCTGTACTAATCCAATCAGTTGGATCGTTAAATCCCGCACTCATACCTGAAATAGATTTAGTTAATGATGTTCGAAACTTTGTAGGATCGAATGCCTTATTAGCCATAAATAAACTCCTAATATAAAAAGTGTACGGGGTTTTACCCCCGTACTATACTATTATTGTTGTTGACGTGATCTAATCATTGCAAGGATATCTTGCGCATCACCTGCTGGCGCTGCTTCAGCAGCTGGTGCTGTAGTAGGCTCTGGTGCCGCTTCTGCTACCGGAGCAGGTGCTGCTTCAGGTGCTGGTGTTGGTGCAGTTTGACTTGTTGCTGTTCCATTCGATGACGGAACATTTGGATCACCAGTACGTGCAGCCATTCCGCTTGGACGGAAATAGTTGCTCCAGCGATCTGCGTCATATGCTTCACCATCAACAGATGCTTCGAACATTTCTTGCATAACTTTTACAGCAGTTTCATCTGGCTTTTTAGGCAGGAAGTCATTAAGATCAAACAATCCATAAGTATCAATTGCAGCCATTTCTGCATCACTTAATGGACGTTCTCTACGTGCCCAGTTTGATGTGCCGTAGTCTGCATAACCGCCTTTTGAAGTTTTATTAAGACGGAAGTCTACACCAGCAGTATAATCTGTTGGCAATTCTTCCATATCAGGATCCATAAGAGCCTGCTTAATAATTTGGAAAATTTGTGGACCAATAATAAAGCGTCTGATCGGATTATCAGGTGCTTCGTCATCCGCTAGTGGATTATCCGTTACAAAACCTTGGAAGATATATGAACGCTTCTTCCAATACTTACGACCCATATCTTCTAGACTTGGATCTTTAAACCAACCACGTACTTCATTAAGAATATTACAAGTTTCTCCGTACATTTCCATACAAGGAACTTGGACTTGTACTGGACGGCTAGAAGTATCGCCTTTTACTCCACTAAATGGAAGTTTGATCATCAAACGTTCTTTCCAAAAGAAAGTATTGTTTTGATCGCCATCAGGTAAGAAACGCATAGTTGCGCTTTCGCCTTCTTTAATATTCCAAAATGGGTAAATTGGGTTTGGACCGCTTGGTCCTGAATTGCCACTTGTGCGTGATTCTTGTTCTTTGAGCTTTGCTCGGATTTCTGCTAATGATGCCATAGTTTGTGCCTCCTATAATGTTATGCCTATGTGCTTGTGCCTATTTCGTATAGCACATAATATACTATACGCTAGTATTTATAAAAAGTCAAGTACTTTTTACAAATTTTTTAAAAAAACTAGCGGATTATCTTAAACCCGCTAATTCTTTCATTCTATCAAACCCTTCTGTATCCAACTGCTGTGGTTGTGTTTGCATCTGATACTCATCGAAGAGTGCTTGTACCTGTTCAATGAAAGCCTTTGCGGGTTCTATGAACTCTTCGCCGTAGTCTTTCTCGACCATAGTTAATACTGCGGTCTCGCCTTTTGGAAACAGGCCTGTTTCTCTATCATAGTATGATAGTATAAATTCGCCTAATGGTGTCTTTTGGTCCTTTTCAAGTGTAATCTCATCACCGTCTGGGCCTTGGATCTTATCACCTTTTTTCTTGCCGTCTTTTTTAGCTTGTGCTACAGCACCTGAGTATGCATTGCCTTCTCCCATTTGCTTTACTTGAGCATATGCTGGTTGAATCATTGTTACATCTGCTTTTTTATCAGTTGACATTGCTTTAAATAATTCATTTACTGCACTATATTTTTCTGGTTCAATGCCTGCATTATCCATATCTTGTATTAAACCGCCTAATATTTCTATTTGCTCGTCTTTAACTTCGCCTTTATATTTTTTAGAAGTTTTTGCTATATCCACAAGTGCCTCTAATGCATTTTTCTTAACTGTGTCTTGATCAATACCTTCCATCTCAATATCATCTTTGATCTTAACGCAATTATCTACACGCTTGCCACCTTTCATTTTGGTGCCCATACGCTTGTAGCCTTTCCAGCATACTTTGCCGTCTACGCCCTTTTGTTTTTCTTCATCAAGTGTGCGCCAGCTTGGGTTGCCACATTCTTCACATACACTGTCAGCAAATTGACCCATAGTGTCTTCAAAAGCCTGTTCTAGTTCAAACTCTTCTTTTGTTTTAGGTTCGTCGCCTTTGCCCATTAACCAATTTATTACTTTCTTGCCACCATAAAGAAGAGCAACAACTGCTAGTGCAGGTAGTGCGTATTTAGATGCAAAATTAGCAACTTTTAGGAAACCGCTGCTGCCTATCGCTGCTGTAACCTGATCCTGTATAGCTTCTATTCCTGCACCTGCTTGTGCTATTAATGCGTCAGCATCGCCTTTGAGATCAGCAGCCATATCACCAACAGCGTCAATTGCATCGCCTGCTTTTTTACCAGCGTATGCTGCGCCGCCTGCTACTGACGTTGCAATAGGATGTTTTACAGCCATTGTGCCTACACCTTTTGCTGCTGCACCTGCGCCTTTTGCTGCTGCACTGCCTCCTCTTGCAATAATGTTTGCACCTATACGTGTAAGTTGAGGGACCGCTGCTCTAGCCGCTGTCATTATACCTGCTGCTATAAGCGGGGCTATTTCGTCTAACTGCTCATCTGATTCACCTAGTAAATCGTCTGGGCCTAATTCTTTAGCCTTCGTGCCTTCTTTTACTAGATTGTAAATGTATGGGAAAACATCTGCTAGTTCTTCATTAAACTGTTTGATAGTTAGTTCGTCAATCCAATTTTCAGCAACGTCACTTGGTACATCTTCTAGAACTGGGGATTCAAAAGATTCAAATGCTTCTTTGTATGCTGCTGGTTTTTGTAAACTCTCAATTGTTTTCTTGACTGTAGAGATACGCTCTTTGACAACATCCATATATCCTGCTAGGCTTTCTGCCATTACAGCACTACGACCCATATATGTTTTAAACTTACGTAATTTTGCTAGTTCTTCTGAAAGTCCAACAATATGCTTGCCAAAGTCATCATAAGCATTTCCACCTTCAGCAACGTGACGAGCCATTGCTCTTGCACCGCTTAGGTGTTTGTATGGATATTTAAATCTTTCGCCTTCAGGTGATTCGATGTAGATTTTACCAATCTTTTGTATCCTTCCTGTTGCACTTTCTTGATTAATATTTTCTGTATGCTTAATCATTATACGTGCTTCGCCTACCTTTTGGTAGCTAACACGACTTGTACCATAAAGTTTTGATTCTGTCATTGTATCGTCCCCAGATCGATTTGCTAAAAATTTGTAGTCTCTTTTTGTTAGGTTTGTTTTATTAATATCTCTTACACTAAAATCTAACATACGTTTTTTACTGAACACTCTAAGTTCTTTTAAAAAGTCGTACCAATCCTTTTTTGTTAGTTCGTCTTCGTTACTAATAAAATCTTTGGAATATATTACAGAGAATCCATCTTCATCTAAACTAATACTTACTTTGCCTAAACCTTTGTAATCAAAATCAAAAAACTTTGCTGCTTTTGGCATATTAGTCACATTACCGTCAGCATCTCCGATTACTACATCAGGAAATCTGCTGCGTATTTTTTTGAATAGATCTTCGCTTATTTTCTCTTGTTCCATCATACTGTATTTATCTAATAGTTGCTACTTACGAAGATTGGCATAGGTGGATCGTAATCATCAATATCTTCTGCTTGACTGAAAGTATTGTACACTCTTGGATCCCAATCTTTTAAAACACCCATCATCCTTATTGCAAGTAATGCCGAACTAATCAAATCATCAGTCATTCCTGATTTTGCTTGGTAACTAGAACCTGTTGCAACATAACCTTTTAATTCAGATATAAACGGTTTTGAATGTATAATCATTTTATCATTTTCTATCATTGTTTTGAGTCTGGAACAAGCTGTAACTTTGGTGCTGTGTGTTGTGTTGAATCCTTTGCGGAACTTTCTAACGTGTCCTTTTCTAATGGGTTCACTAACAAACAAACCAGGGATGTTTTCCTCCCCAAAGTCATTGATAACGATAAGTGCGGCTTCTCCCAACCCATTGTTTTCTACGCTCCAATATATTCCTTGTGGATTCTGTGTTTCTTGTTCTATGTATTTACATACATCAGCAAGCACTCTGATTTGTCCGGGTATAGCAGTTTGATTATGTTGCCATTCTGCTACTTGTTCGTATGTAGGCAATTCGAATACCTGTATTGCCGCATAATCTCCTCCTGTGCCCATCGACGGATCTAATGCAATACAGTATGTATATTGGCTAGTTGGTTTTTTGTACCAACGTGTCTGCCCCATATTAAGTACAGGACTACCGCCTTCCATCGCGGCTAGTTTTATACTGTTGATAAGTGTTTCATCAAATACTAAAAACTCGCAACCATACTCACGTCGAAATTTTTCTTCTCCTATGCGCCCAATTTCAGCAGATTTCCATTCCTCGTCACGGTCAGGATGTTCGTACCAAAATGATCTAAATGCGTGAAACCCATTTATTCCTACTTCTGCTTCGTTACCGTGGTCATCAAATTTTTGCTCTGCCTGTTTCCAAATAGTAGCAAATGTATCTTCATCACTATTAGGTGTGCTTGTAATAATAGCACGACCACCGGTTGCTAGTGTAGGTGATATTGAAGTCCAAAACTCTTCCGCAATGTTAGGTTGCACAAACGCAAACTCGTCACAATATAGTAGTGAGATAGACAAACCACGTCCTGTGTTGCCTGTTGTTGTTTGTGAAATAATTCTTGAACCATTTTCAAATTCAATTGAACCTTTGTTATAACTTGTAACACCTGCTCTAATATGATCTGGACAAGTTTCGTATACATAACGAATACGTGCCATAATTTCTTGCGCACCTGTGTATTTGTGTGCAGCAATTAGAATAGTTTGGTCAGGATGGAACATTGCATACCAACACAAATATATACTAGCACAGGTAGTTTTACCTGTTTGTCTAGGCATCATATTAATATTAAATCTATAACTATGATAACTGTGCAACAAACGAAGTTGATATTCATAAGGATCAAACATAAGTTTGCCTTGCACAGGGTGTTGTATGTAAGCAAAATGCCTTGCAAAATGCAAGTACCCTTCATCAGGATCCATACACAACATAAGATCCTGTATCTGTTGTTCAGTAAATGTTTCTTGTTTATTGGCTTTTTTAGTTAATACGCCGTCTAATGATTTACTCATATGTATATTTAACCAAAAAAATAGCGTCCGAAGACGCTATTGATTTTGCTGGGGGAATGTTTTATTTTTTCTTAGCTTCTTTGTCTTTTATAGCTTTTTTCATTGGTTCTTTTTTATCGCCATCTTTGTCCATATCTAAAAAGTCAGGCTTTGCTTTCTTTTCAGCAAGTGCTTGCATTAAAGCTGCTTTAATTGACTCTACAGCCATTGCATTGTCGCCATCTTGTGCTTTAGCATATGCTTTCTTCTCACGGTTAATACCGCCGCTTAGATCTTTTGTCATATGCTTGTGATCTTGATATTCTGGGTTTGGTTCATTTTCATAACCTTCGCCCATATTGTCCATATAATCTTCAATGTATTCTTGAGCTCGTGCCATTACCATATCAAACTTATCACTGCCGCCATCTTGATCAGCCATAGC